TCAAAAAGATATGGATCATTCACATGAAGCACTATCTTTATTTAATAAAGGTCTAGGTAAACATAAGGCTAGGAAGATTATGCTTCATGGTAATCATGAAGATAGAATAGATAGATTTGTAGATGAAAATCCAGAGTTAGATGGGACAGTCAAAATTGATGATCTTAAATTTAAACAATATGGTTGGCAAGAAATACCTTACAAAAAAATTAAAGTAGTAGATGGAGTTCACTATTGCCATCACCTACCATCTGGTATTATGGGCAGTGCAATATCTGGTGAAAATATTGCAAGATCTATCTTGACAAAGCACAAAGTTTCTGCTACAGTAGGGCATAGTCATTTGCTAGATTATGCAGTATCTACATTACCAAATGGTAAAAAGTTAAATGCGTTATCTGCAGGATGTTATTTAAATCATACAGAACATTTTGCTAGAGATACTCAACATATGTGGTGGAGTGGTCTAATAGTTAAAAGAGAAGTAAAAGATGGTAATTATAATATGGAGTTAATAGATATTAAAACTATAAGGAGAGAATATGGCAGAAGATAATTATGTATTTGAAGTACCCATAGATGCTAAGAGAACATACAAATACGAAAAAGATCATACACATGATATATCTTATGAGAATGAAAGAAAACATCACAATGTACATTCACCTTCTCATTATAAACATGGTAAAAAAGAAACTATAGAAGTTATACAAGATTGTATGACAGATGATGAGTATCATGGGTACTTAAAGGGTAATGTTTTAAAATATGTTTCTAGGTATAAATTTAAAGGTGAACCTTTACAAGATTTAGAAAAAGCTAATTGGTATCTAGGTAGATTAATAATGGAGGTAAAAACAAATGCGAAAATTACCAAAAGGTGATATAAGTGAAGCTGCATTAAGTCATGGTGAAAGAATGGCTTTAATTGCAGAGATAAATGGGTTATATGATATTATAATATATGCCCAAAAAAGAATAAATAAATTAAGAAATAAATTACCGAAAGAGGATAAATAATGGGACAAGTTAAACAAGCAATACTTGAGTTAGAAGATTTCGTTGCAGGTTGTTTGCGTGAAGGTAGAACGTTAAATCAAACCATACGAGATGCCAGAGAATCTAAGGCAGCAAAAACTAATCCTTACTTTGATAGTGAAGATTTAGTAGAAAATAAATACTACCAATTTAAAGGAGCAGA